ATATAAAGTATGTCAATAATAAAGGTCAAACTGTTCGTGAAATCATAGAAGTGAAACCAAAGAAACAGTTATCCCCACCTAAAGAACCTCAAAGAAGAACTAAAAGATATCTAAATGAAGTTGCAACATATCTAGTTAATCAAGCAAAATTCAAAGCTGCAGATAATTATTGTAAAGATAGGAGATACGGATTCAGAATACTTACTGAAGACCACCTCGTTAAATGAAGAAACTCATTGCATTTGATTTAGACGGAGTCCTTATTGATTCATTGAAGAATATGGAAATGTCTTGGGATATTGTTAGACTTCACCACAAGATAGAAGTCCCCTTTGACGAATATAGAAAACATATCGGTAAACCATTCTTTGATATACTGGACGAGTTAGGACTCACTGAGTCACAACAACGAATCAAAGACACCTATGACGAGGCATCAAATATGGTTATTGACGAAGTTGAGATATACGAAGGTGCAATCGAAACACTAGAACACATAAAAGAAAAAGGATATAAGATTGCAATTTGCACTTCTAAAGATATCGTAAGAGTAAAAAAAGTTATTGCAAGTCTTATACTGGACGGAAAGAAGTTTCCAAAGTTTGATTATATCTGTTCACCTAAACAAGGTCTGAGAGGTAAACCAGCTCCTGACCAATTACTAAATACTATGGCATTCTGTAATGTTGACCCACACGAAACATACTACGTTGGAGATATGCAATCAGATATGTTTTGTGCAAACAGAGCAGGTGTAGATTTTATACATGCAAAATATGGTTATGGAGAAGTTGAATGCGAAGTATCGCTAGAGTCGATAAAGAATCTAATCTCGTTGTTGGATTAATTCCAGCACGATATCATTCTACAAGATTCGAAGGTAAACCCCTAAAAGAAATACTCGGACTCCCAATGATTCACCGAGTATACAATCAGGCAACTCAATCAAAACTACTCGATAGTGTTATAGTGTTAACAGACGACACTAGAATTTCACAATACTGTTCGGTCAATGATATGAGATGTATTGTGATTGACGAAGAATGTAGAACTGGAACAGATAGGTGTGCAAAGGCTTTGGATTTAATTGACGGAGATATCTTTGTGAATATACAAGGTGACGAACCCCTGATTGACCCTGAAGCAATCGATACACTTATACACTCTCATGCAAATAGTGGGATAACTAATGCATACGTTGAATTAGATTTTTATTCGAACAAAAGACATGATAACAATGTAGTAAAAGTTGTGACTGATTCATACAATAATGCAATCTATTACTCACGTCTTAGTATACCATATTACCAAAAAGAGGAAACCATTGTCAAACAACAATTAGGTTTGTATTGTTTTCATAGAGAGTTCTTAGATATGTTTCCTAAACTCCCAGTCCGTGATTTAGAGAAAAGTGAATCCGTTGAAATGTTAAGATTTATAGAGAATGGTTATAAAGTTAAAATGGTTAAAGTTGAAGACGAAGGTTATTCGGTAGACACACCTGACGATTTGGTGATAGTAGAAGAAATTTTAAGGAAAAGATTATGTTAATTCATTTGAAAACAGAAGAGAATTATTCAAAAGTTGAAAAACTTTTTAATCAAATAAGAAAAACTAGTAAACCAAAGATTGTCACTTGGAAAGATATAAGATTTGATATTCCAAACGTTTATGAAGATATGAGAGCAAGTGGTAATGGATATGCAGAAGGACTCATGCAGTTTTCAAACAGTAAACCATGGTATCCTATGGGACAAGAGGCTTTTATGAAATCCATAGAAGACGGAATACAACCCCTTGCATTAACTCATGACGATAGAATACGATTAGGAGATTCAGGTGATAATAGATTTTTTCATGCAAGTAAATTGAGGTGGTTAATAGACGAGTGGAAAGAGAATGGTTGGTATTCATATCCACAAGCATGTGTTCAACCTAATGGAAAATTATGGTTTCACCCAGGCATGATAAGACAATTTGCAATGTTATATGGTGAAATGTATAAACAAAAAATAGTCTTGTGGGATTGTTGGGACAATAAAGAGTTCTTTCCAAACATACCTATTTTAGAATTTGAGGAATACAGAAATATTTTTAGTGTCAAGAGAAGTCAATGGATAGATACCAAAGGTATGGACGGAACCAGTATGCAACATTTTGGTGCAAAACCTATATTAGAATGGCACGTAGACGAAGATAGACCAAACTTTTATTTAACTGCAAGACGTTATCAAGAAGAGATATTTAATTATAAGAAACCTAAAATCTATGGTAAAATTGGAGACGGAAAGTATGCTCCATGTTTTGAATGGGAAGATGATAATCATAATCAATGTTTAGAAATACACATGAAGGAAGGAATAACGTTTGATAAATCTTCACTTAAATACATATTTCAAATTCCGTTTGAAGATAAAGAATGGGAATGTGAAGAATTCTTTATCAGAAAAACCTTTTAAAAGCATAAATAATAGACAATGGCAGGTCTATTTGAAAAATTACAGAACGAATCTCCTAAGGAATTACAACAAAGGAGTTTTGATTCATTGGAATGGTTCAAAGACAACCTAAGATATGTAAAGTTAAGAGCTGACCAAACACTAAGAGAAGGTGAAATAGTCACTCAATTAGAGTTAGGTAAAATGTATATGTATTTTTATGATGCAAAGAACAAAGATACATTACCTTACTGGGATAGATTTCCTTTAGTCATACCAATTAGAAAGTATGCAACTGGATTTCTCGGTATTAACTTTCATTACATTGCACCTCGTTATAGAGTTTTATTCTTAGAAGCATTATTTGAATACACAAACAATAAAGACTATGACGATACAACTAGACTTAGATTAACATATGAATTACTAAAGGGTGTATCAAGATTAAAGTATTATAAACCATGTTTAAAAGAATATCTCTATGGTCATATCCGAAGTCAATTCAGTCTAGTCCCTCCACAATATTGGGAGATAGTTGCAATGTTGCCAACACAACAGTTTAACGTAAATGCAAACAAAGTTTATGCAGATAGTAGAAGGAAAGTAATATGAGTTTTAAAGGTGTCAACGATTTTATATCCTATTTCGATACGGGTGCAAGACCCAATTACTACAATATTGAAATAAATTCTAATCCTAATTTAGGTGATTTTACATTTGGGAATGACGGACACAACCTTCGTTGTATAAGTGCTGCCTTCCCAGGCGTTGAAATAGGTGTCAACGAAGAAACAACTTTTGGAGCTCCACGTCAAGTCCCTGATGGAACAGTGAGTTATGATGGTGGACTTGCATTAACATTCCTATGTGATACAACTTTTTACGATAGAATTCTTATAGATGCATGGCAAAGATATATCTTTGAAGGAAATCCAACACTAAGTGCATACAATAGAGGTAAAGGAACAAAATTCCAACCCGTCATGAGATACATGGACGATTATTGTGGGACAATAACACTACAACAATTGAGTCAAGGTGGTAAACCAAGAATGCAATACGAGTTCAAAGACGTGTGGCCGATATCATATTCAGAACAAGCAGTTGCAAGTTCAAACGAAGCAGGTGGTATTATGGAGTTTGAGGTCACATTTGAATATAAAGATTTTAAAGTTTCTTATCCTAATGAAGCAGACGAACCAAGAGTCATTGAACCAAAAGACAATGGTGCAAAACAAGACCCATTAGGAAAAGGAAGTATTTTAGATGCAACACTTGATACACTCAATGTGTTGTCTAGGTTTAATCCAAAGGCTGGAGAATACCTAAATAAACTAAGTGGTCTTGAAGGCCAACTTACCCGTGGTAAGAACATCAGCAGAAAAATTGGTGGTCTTAACATCGGTGGTGGTGGTGATTAAGAATAAATTAATTAAGTGAGGATAATATAATGGCATTACCAATACAGTCGACACCGACTTATAGAACAGTTTTACCAGTTAGTGGTCAAGATGTAGAATATCGACCATTTCTAGTAAAAGAACAGAACATATTAGTTCAAGCTAAAGAAGGTGCTGACGCAAAACAGACTATGCAATCTGTTAAAAAATTGCTACAAGCAGTGACTAATGATAAAGTAGTTATTGAGGATTTACCTACTACAGACTTAGAATGGTTATTCATTCAAGTAAGAAAAGTATCTGTAGGAGATACGTCTAAATTAATGTTCCCATGCGTGAACAATCAGTGTCCCCATACTAAAGATGTGACACTTAATTTAGACGATATTGAACCTGTAGGAAATCTTCCTGAAGACTATACAGTCATGATTACTGACAAAGTAGGTTTGACACTAAGTGTTCCTACTGTTGAAGGAGTTGAGAAAGTTAGTGGACTAACTGAAGAATCAGCACAAACAGTAGAACTTATTAAAGAATCTATAGTAAACATTTTTGACGAAGAGAATGTTTATGAAGGTTCAGATTTGTCGAAAACAGAAAGGGACGAATTTGTGGACTCATTAACTTTCCCTCAGTTGGAACTTTTAGGAAACTGGTTTGACCAACTTCCAAAATTATCAACTAGTTTAGAGTGGGATTGTGAAGAGTGTGGAACAAAGAATGAGCAGAAGTTAGAAGGAATTCAAAATTTTTTTTAATAGCTCTTTCTCATGAAAGTGTGTTTAATCATTATAACACTAACTTTCAATTAATGCAACACCACAAGTATTCATTAACTGAATTAGACAATATGATACCTTGGGAAAGAGAGATTTACATTAAATTGTTAATGCAACATCTCAAAGAAGAGAAGTCTAGACAAGAGGCAGAAAATGCTAAATTGAAAAGACGATAATTTAACAACATAATAAGGACACAAATTATGGCGGACACAATCATAAAGGAAAACAATACGACTAACGAAGTCGAAATTTCCTTAGACAAATATATGAAACTTATCGACCAGTTAGATGAACAGGAAGATAAGATTAAGGAAATGCAAGAAGAGGCTAAGAAAGCTAGGTCACAACTTGCACCACCTAAAAGAAAATTCATGGATTTGTTTTTAGACGACAATGATATAAATGAGAAATCAATTATTGGTTTTATCTCATTTGCATTAATGACTGTATTTGGTATTTGTGATTTGGTCACTGCATTCGCAGGTCAAGACCTTGTAATCTCAGATACTATTTACACTTCATTTGTCGTTGTGACACTAGGTGCATTTGGTATTAGTGAAGCAGGAAAAGCCTTCGGCGGAAAATAGGAACGTATAAATGGCTGACGAATTTAATAAGTCAATCGAACAACAAAAGAAAGAGTTCTCTAATGAACTTCAGGACGTTAATGCAAAGTTAAAGCCTGGATTTCAAAAGTTAATCAATTCTCTTGAAGAGGCTTCACCTCAGATTGCTAAGATTACTGCAGACTTTAGGGAATCCAGTAAGGATACCTTTAAGGGTGCATTGGCAACTAGTAAGTTAAAGAACCTCTCAGGAATCGTTGACAAATATATGTCGGGTGCTGAAGTTTCTGCAGAAGAAATGTCAAAACTTCAAAAAGAATTTACAGTAGAAGTTGACGGAGTTCAAAAAGGATTCAACTTCACTGGAATGAGAATCGCACAACAGTCATTTAATAAAACACAAGAAACTGTAAACAAAATCGAAAAGGCAAAACAAGCTGCCTATCTAAAACAAACTCAAGATATAAGAGAAGAATTTAGGAAACAAGAAAAGGCATATGAAGCTGGAACGATTAATGCAGTCCAATTCGCAGAAGCACGTGCAACGTTTGAAGAAAAAAACAACGAAGCACAAAACAAAGTCAACGATAAGTATGACGCAGGTTTAGACTTTGAGAGAAAGAAACTTGAAGAACGTCAAACTAAACTACAATCATTTACAGACGACTACAAAGAAGGACTAGAAAGAGCAACCGATAATGCTGGATTACAAAAATTCAGTGACGGAATAGACGAACTATTCGGTATTGATATACTTGGTTTTGCAGATAGTATGACCAAGAAGGTTAATGCAATCGGTGACGTTATGGGTTCTATTGGTGGTGCATTAGGTGAAGCAGGTCAAGGACTCAAAGATAAAGTCGGTGGGTTCATGGGTGGAGTCAAAGACTTTTTCACACCCAAAGCAAAAGAAGGTGGTAAAGACGAAGGTGTCATTGGTGGTGCAATCAAAGGTAAAGCTGCTGGAATGGCAAAAGGAATGTCTGACAAAGCTGCAGACAAAGGTGTCGGATTACCTAAAGGTTCAGGTAAGAGTGGTGGTTTCTTAGGTTCAATTGCAAACGGAGTCAAAAAATTTGGTGACTCTAAAGCATTAAAAGGTGCATTGACACTTGGTATACTTGGTGGAACAGTAGGATTACTTGCAATCGGACTACAACAATTTACTGGATTAGACTTCAAAACCATGTTAAAAGGTTTTGTTGCACTTGGTGCTTTAATATTATTTGCAAGACTTATCGGTAAAGCAACATTCGGAATTCTTAGAGGTGCCCTTGCAATCGGTGTATTGGGTGCAGCCTTAATCCCATTTGCATTTGCACTTAACTTAATGAAAGACGCAGGTTTAGGAACTATACTAACCATTGCAGCTGGACTTACTGTTCTAGGTGTTGCAGCTGCAATACTAGGTGGTATGCTACCATTAATGATAATGGGTTCCATTGCAATCGGGGCCTTAGGTGCAGCTCTAATTCCATTTGCATATGCAGCTGAAATGGCAGCTGGTGCATTCGGTATGTTTATTAATGACATTGTTAAGATTAGTTTGGTCGATGGTGCAAACTTAATTCTAGTTGGTCTTGGATTAGCAGCTATTGGTGCTGGTCTAGTTGCAATGACTGGTGGTAATCTAATAGGAAGTTTATTAGAAGGAATCGGAAGTCTATTCGGTGCAAAATCTCCTATGGAGAAAGTCACTGACTTTGCAAAAGGTTTACAAGACGTAGACATGACTAAGATTACTCAACTAGGAAATGCATTCGAAAAACTACAAAGTGCTGAAGGTGCAATTAAGTTGTTTAGTGATGTTGATGCAAAGGCAAGAGGTCTAAAAAGGTTTGCAGAATCCATAGACGAACTAACAGAAGCACTGGTGAGATTAGAATCAGGTGTTCCTAAAGAAGATAGTTGGTGGGATAAAATGACTTCTTTTGCTGGTAAACTTATGGGAACCACTGAAGAAGAAAGACTTGCTGAACAAGCACAAAAATCACAACAAAGACTTAACAATGGTGTGTCAATGGGTGGTGCATATTACTCAGACGAAGAATTAGACGAAATGACTTCGGGTGGAACTGTTCCAATGAGACAACCTAGTGGAATGTCATTGGAAATGGCAGAAGTCAAAGCAGAACTTCAAGGTCAAAGACAGGCAGAAGAAATTAGATTATCTAGATTGCAAGAAATGATGTTAGAACATAACATTGTTGCAAGACAAAAATTCGGAATACCACACTTATATTCACCTGAAGAAATTGCAGCTGCTGGAGTTCAAGACCAAGGTGGTCAAATTGCTAATGCAAGACAAGAAGTGTCTGCAACTGCAACTGCTGGAAATCAAATTGCAATGGCAAGTAATCAAAACATTGTAAACAACGGAAGAACTTACAATAATCTAAACAAACCTCAAACCAATAATGACGACTATGCAGTCTATAAGTATGGTGGTGGTATGGGGTATGGAGAAGAAGACTTCTAGTCTATTCCTTCCATTCAAGTTTATGTTTTAAATGTCTAGGGATAACCTTAGTCTTATCTTTATGAACTTGAGTATGTCCATGTGAAGGTGTTTCTTTACGAACACTGACATTAGGTTTTGGTTTGCCAAAGATTTTCTCCCAGTTATCTGAGTAGAGTTCTTCGTTTGAGTTCCGTCTTTTGGAACCCTTTCCTCCATGCCATTGTGTCATAATTCATTATAGTAGTGGTGGTTGATAATTCCAGTAAATGTATACTGCAGCTATTACACCTAGTATCCCTATCAATGCAGAGATAATAAACTGTCTAATAATTCTTTTTTCTCTTTTACTTCTCATCGAATATGTCTATAACCTTTCATAGCAGCACGTTTAGCTTCTATTTTCTTTCTACGTTTAATCTCTTGATTCTTTTGATTCCTTTTAGTGTTAGGTTTCTCATAATATTTTCTATCACGGCATTCTTGAACGATACCTTTACGTTCACATGCTTTTTTGAATCTACGTAGCATTCTATCGAAAGGTTCGACAGTTTTATTCTTTGGATTTATTCTTGGTTTTACACTCGTCATATTAATTAAAAAATTGTTCTAAAGATTCTACTTTATTCTTGATTTTATCTGAACTATATTCTAGTTCCCCTTCTTTCCTAAACACTAAGATGAATTCATGCACCTTTGCAGTGTATCGTTTACTTGCACACTTACCTGCTTGTAAGGCTGCAAATATAGTGTCGTTCTTCATTACAATTATATCATGCAATTTGAGACCCGACTTAATGAACATATTTATGGTATCGGAATGAAATGGAATATACTTTCCGTCTTTTCTCCAATCACCACATACCCAAACACAAAATCCGCCTGGCTTTAAAACTCTCTCTATGTTGTTTCCACAAACTTGTATCCTTTCACAAAAGTCTTCATACTTTCGTAGGTCGGATAGTTGACCTTCTGCACTTTCGTATCTTTCGATATCACCATAAGGTGGACAAGTCATTACTAGGTTTGCACTCTCATCATCTGTATGAGACATTTCACACCCGTCACTCTCTATGATATCGTAGTATCCGTCAAAGGAATGTCTTTCCATTTCTTCTCTGACTTTTATTACTGTTTCAGAAGATACGTCATAACCAAAATAATCTCTTCCTAATGAAGCAGACACAAATGCACGTGTCATTCTTCCAGCAAAAGGGTCAACGATTGTATCACCAACCATAGACCAGTATTGAACAATGTTCTCACATAATCCAGCATGAAACTCTGACATCATTAAACCATTAGGAAGACGAGGACAAACACCTCTCTTTTCTTCATACGCAGTTAAGTATGCATCGTCCCAATTGTTCTTAGATGATTTAGTAGGTGTTATAACCGACTGAGGATTCCAACCAAACTGGTCGATAACCCTTTCGTTTTCATTCCATGGTAGAATGTTTTTGTAATATTCACTTTTCATAATCTATTAAAGTGTGAAGTCACCCCACGCCTTACAGCAACCCGTTCTTCACCAATCAACTCCGCACCTGTAATGATGTTGTTGATTTTTCCCTTACTAAGCACCCCCTATTTTCCACGGCCTTAGTGTTGTAGTCGTCTTTATTCACGGACACATATTGAAACAAACGACTACCCCAATTCAGAAATTAACTATCAGAAGCTAATTTCTTAAAGTAATCCATCGCGTCGTCTTCTTCTACTTGTGGAGAAGATTCTGCTGATGCGATTACAGGTTCTTCTGCAACACTTTCAGTGTTCACGTTAGACCAAGGCACTTCGTCTAAGTCTTCGGCAACACTTTCTGCAGTTGCATTAGATACAGTCCCAGTTAAACCCAACACTCTATCGAGTTTCTCTTTGAGTTCCTCGTAGGTTTTGAATTCACTTGGTGCAATCACTTCACTCAATGAATGAGTTTGATTATTTATATCATTCAGTTGATTTTCATCATCAAAAAGTGGAGCAGGTTTATCGAACTCTGATTTATCATAGTTCCAATATCCGTCTACTTTTCTGATTTTGATTTTGAAGTTTGCACCTTCACCTCTTAAATCAAAAGGATTGATTGCTTGTTCATCGTCAAACGCTGGTGATATTGCTTCTTTGAGTTGTTCAAAGATTTTTTTACCATATCTGTATTTGAATACTTTACCTTCGTTATCGGGATTTTTTGGGTCTGAGATAACATAGACATTGGACACATAGTGTAAACGTCTTTTTTGTTTACGTGCAATCTCTTTGTTTGCTTCAATCCCAGTATTCCATAACTGAGTATTGTATTCGGACACTGGGTCGTTTTTACCAAGAGTCGTTAAAGACTTCTCGATATACCAACCGCCTGGCCCTTGGAACCCGTGGTCAAAGTAAGATACCCAAGGCATTTCTTCGTTTTCGGGAGTAGGTAAGAAACGAACTACTGCATAACCATTACCTGTTTTATCAAGTTCGGGTTTCCAGTAAGTATCGTCTGAATAGGACTTTTTTGCACCTTCAGTAGGTGAAGCAGATTCCATAGCTGCTCTTAGTTTATCTAATGATGTCGACATTGTATTCTCCTATTGTATCGCATTGTATTAGCATTTTATTATGCATAGAAACCTTAGTTCCTATACTCCTATTATAGTGTATCAATGATAATCCTACAAGAGGGTTTTTCAAAGATACCTTATATTTATATAATTTATTTTCTTAGGATTTGTTTTTTTATACATAATAATGTTATGTCTATAACCCGCTCTATATACACAACTCTTTAAGTAGTTCTGTATACTTCTTATAATCAACACTTATAAAACTTTTATACTTGTTAATCCTATTCTGTATATCGGGGTAGACGAGGGTTTCGGAAATTAGTCGTTCCCAATCCTTCGTGAATCCTATGATTTCGTCCATTATACAAATCGTTTCGAGGGATATCTTCTTACCCATAAACTGTTTAAGTAATATGGGGTGTTGTCCGTTCTTCACTTCTAACACTTGATTGATATTCTTCTTACGTAGTAAATCAGACACTTCCGTTTCAAAAAGATACGATAGTTTCTGATTCCTGTTCTTCCAATCTTTATAGACTTTGACACACTCATTATCAAGTAAGTCTCCAGCCCATAAATCTTTTAAAGACAAGTTTGCAATATAAAAATCTTGCAATTCTTGTTTGTGGGTTTTGAACAATTTACCAAAGTGGTATTTGTCCTTACGTTTTAGAAAAGAATTGATATCACTTTTCACTTTACCATTGTATTTTATAAAGTCATAATCCTTAGAATGGAAATGCAACTTTATTCCAAGGTAAAGTGTATATGCATCATATCCTTCTCTACTTGTCATTTAAGTGACAATCTTTTTTTCGGGTGGAACTGCAATACCACTCACTGCAGTTCTATGTGCTTCTGCAACTTCTTTATTACACTTCGAAATAAAAACATATGAACCAAATATCATTTCTGTTGGGTTCACTTCACCTGTCACTGCAACACCTTTAGAGAAACCCATTCCTCCTTCGGGTGTGTTGACAATCATTTTGGGATTTGCAAGTGTCACTGGTTTACTAGAAACCAACTCACCAACATACTCACCACTTGTAGCAACAACTGCTACTATATCACCTTTCTTCATAATAACTCCTAATCTGAAAAGAATGAGGTTATACTTCCTTTGGAATTATTACCTCGGTTAATTAAATTTAAACCAGCAGCTTCTGCTTCCAGTTTATCTTTGAGAGGTTGTGTTAATAACCTCTTTGCACTTTCGGGTTCGATATTGTTTAACTCACAAACCTTAACGATTGCAGACATAACATCTGCACCTCGTCCTTTGACTAATAGTTTTTCAACTTGTTCTGAAAATTCTTTACGTGTAATCATATCAAATTTGAAAGGTCAGTTTCTTGAACTTCCTCACCATAATCAAAGTTCTCTATCCAATCTTGCATGACTCTATAATATGCATAGTATGTTGGACTATGTCCGTTCATATCCATACCTTCACCACCTTCAGCGTAAGGGGTCTCTAAGTAGTCAATCAGTGATTGACATTCGTCTAAGTGGACTTCAGTAAGTTCGTCTTCACTTCCTATTTCAAGATATTCTAACATATTATTATATGCATTATCGTATGCTTCTTGATGAATCCAATCATCTGCTTTATGAAATATCTTACTCCAATTCCAATCTTGTTTTAGAGTAAACTTTTCTTCATCGTAAAAATCTGCCATATTAAAACCTCAAGTTATATCTGTTATCGGGGTCGACTGGGTCTACTTGTAAAGGTAAACCAAAGAAGTGTTCTGCGTCCCATGAGTCATAGTTGTTATCCCAAAACCAGTCGTGTCCTTCTTCACTGACACCTTCTAGAATTGCATCTTCATCTGCTTCACTTCCTTCTGCAAGGTGAACATAAACATCACGTCCACACTCATCAAATGATTCTACGAATTCGTTTTCAGAAAACTCATCAGGTTCCATATCACCTTCTGCATCATCTGACATATATCCTTCTAACAGTTCTTTATCATCTTCGTCTAATACCTTAATGATATAAGCACCACTTCTCCAAAGACATTCAATGACAACTCTATCTTCACTATCGTTATCTTTGAACACTTCACGTTCTACATACGACTTTTTAAATTTCGGATAAATCGTATATTCTTTTCCGACTTCAATTTCCATACTATACTCCGTATAAATTATTATATCTTTTTCTTAAATCTACTAACTCGTCAATGTAGTCCAGTGGATTCCCGTAAAAAATCTGAAAGGCATTGTGTCCTTCCACACCTACTAGTGCAACAATCTCTTCGATTGCTTGACCAGTTAATTCTTCAACCATTAATGCATATGCAGTCATTTGTATCATCCATGGTTTAGTCATATATTCTTCTTTGTATTTTCCACTAGACTTGAAATCTATTACAGATAACACTCCGTCTAACATACCAATACAATCTACACGACCAGCCATTTTTAGATTAGGACTCCACAATGGTGCTTCTAAAGCAAGTGGGACGATTTCGTCTAACACTGGTTGAACTGCTTTGAACATTCCTTCTTGAAGGACATTATCAAACTCTATAAACTCTTTATCTTTTCTGAGATAGTCTTCTATGTTTTGGTGGAAACTGGTTCCTCGTTTTGCAGCTTGTGAAGATATCTTATTTGCAGTTTCTTCACCTACACGTTTTCTCCACAACTTGATATGGTCACGTGATAGTAGAGAGGTGACAGTTGTGACACTTGGATATTTTGCACCAGTGTCGTCAACGTAAAATCTTTTTCCGTCTTCTTGTATTGTGTTAAGTTTGATATTTTCTAAATCAGTGATATCCATAGTTTGTAATTTTAATTGTGTCATTCTATTTTACTTCTTTCTTGACTGTATGTCAATGTGTTTTTGTATAGTATCTCTAGTCTTAACTTCTTTTGTAGACTTTCGGTGATACCTTTCACCTAATGGTGTGTCGATATTGTTAGAAGCAATCTTGGACATTACTTCTTGGAATCCACTATCGGGTTTAACTCTATCTCCATGACCACCAACTGTATCGGGTGCATGAAGGATAACTTGTTTGAGGTGTGGGTTGTCTTCTTTGAATTGGTCTAACTTTGTATAGGACATGATACGTTCTTCTATACAACCAGTTTCTTCATTCTTAAATGTGTAAGTCGGCATTATATATCTCTGTCTTGAATTACTTTCTCGACCATGTCCTTCACTTGTTGTTCTTTATACCATAGACCACTGAGAAATGAAGTTGTTTCATTGTCCCATTCGATAACATATCTTCTATAACCAAAAGGTCTCTCGTAAAAGATTCTGATATCACCATAATTTTCAACTAATACTCTCATGACATAAAACTCGGAATGGGTCTACCAGTCCATTTTGCAAATTCTTTTTTGTAGACTGCATAGTATTTATGGTATGCATCTATAACACTTTCAGACTTCACGTCTTCAGGCATACACTGAGGTGGTTCGGTGAACTTAGTCTTAGGTATGTTCTTTGGAACTTCTGATAACACTACACATAGTTTTCTGTATGTCTCATGAACTTTACCATAACGGAAAGTGTATTCAAAACATAACTGTCTCCATAGTGCAAGTAAGTGTTGATAATTTTCTACACTCTCTCTAGCCCATACTGCAGTTGGGTGATTGATATGAGAAGCTTTGTAAAGTGTTTCTTCCATTAATTGTTCGGGGTGTCTCCACCTACGAATTCTACGATTGAGTTTTGTTCTCCCTTCGTATTCTTCTCCGTCCAACATTCTATGTGCAGTAGACATAAGTTGTGCATACTCAATAATCATTTTAACAACATGTTTGTCACAATGAAGTGTTGCACACTCTGTCGGGTCTTTACTCAAATAGAATAAGTTCATAATGATTTAATCTCTCCCAAGATTTTTTCTACGTTTACCCATGAAAGATGTCCAATGACATCATCAGTTATACCACTAGTATAACACAACTCTTCTCCTTCGAGAACCGCTAATTCCCATAAACCTTGTTTACCACCATATGAGAAATCGTGTTTCACTACACTTGCACCATAACCATTTGGAAATGAATACTTGTGTTGCACTCCACCATTTACATAATCAGTATCCTTGAGATACTCTCTAAAGTTTTCTACAGTATCATACACTCTTCTTTCTCCTCAATATAATATAATTTATTATAACATATAGAACATGCTTGTCCTACCCCATAAACGTAATTGTTTCTTTTTTCAACATGAGTGTCAACTGGGACTTTAGTGTCACACTTGCACACTACACATGATTCGGTTTTACCATTTTTCTGTGACATCTGCAACTCCTTTTTCATAATTCCATGGGACTGATACTGAGTATGGGTCACTCATAGAACTACCAACATATTTAAAATTCTTTTGAACAACGAAAGGTGCAACATGGTCAAAGTAATGTTCAACACAAGTGTCTTCCTTATCTGCATATTTCTCAATCTCTTCATAAAGACCATATACTAATTGTCCGTCTTGTAATTGTGCAATTTCTATCATGCAATTAAAATTTGTATAATTGGTGGAAAGAAATATGTGTATACCATAATTGCAAATATGATTAACAATATTGCAACTGCAAGTTTGACTCCAAACTTTATAACAGCTGGAAACACTCTAAATGCAAGATAGATACACGTGAATAAACCTATAATCTCTAACATAATTACCTATAAAAAATGTGGTCTGTTATTTGAACTGTTTCATTCAGTGAATCATTCCAATATGGGTCAACCATAATTGAATGATAATGTGTTGCACCTTCTGTAATGTCGGGATACTTACCCATGATTACGTCTTGTGCAATTTGATATGATTCAAAGAACGTATCAGTGTCTAGAGGTTCGTCTGACTTTCCGTCACAAAACCAACTAAACTGACACTGGTGTCTGATAGGAACTAAATTACCTTTCCAGTTCTCTCTTAATTTTGCCTGATACACTACACCACAAATATCTTTAGGGTATGAGGCATGTTCCATACGATTGATTACAACTTGTGCAACTGCAACCTTTCCAGCAAGTGGTTGATTACCTGCTTCGAAATAAATGTTTTTTGCTAAACAAACTGCATCACCATTCTCGTCAAATGCCTGAACCTTTTGTGGTATTAACAGAATGAACATAAGTAAGGCACCAAAACCCATTCCTGCGAGGAATGATTTAAATACTAGTGAACCTTTATACTTGACTTCCTCGTCAATTGCTTTTCCCCATTTACTAGGCTGCATATCTATCTCCGTTGTGATTAATTCCGTTCTGATTGTAGTTGTCAAGAATCATGTCAACTACATCAGTTGCCCATATTGATTTACCACCAACATGCCAATCATACTCTTCTAAAGGAACACTTCCAGTCTTCCAGTTGTAGATTGTGACTGTTTCATATTCCCAGTCGTCATAATCAATTTCGTCTACGTTATTTGCATCGTAATACTTTGCATCAATAACCCATTCCATATTGACTTTGTCATATGGGTCTGCAGAAGTAAATGTTGGTTTACCCAACACTTGAACCAACCTATCGTAGGTTGTTCGTTTGTATCCCTGTAGGGACGTTCCACCCGAACACATGTCGGGGGAACAAACTTCGTAGTCTTTAATTATCATATCGTTCTCCTGTTTACTTTGTTGGGATATATGGTTGCAAACTCACCAGTAAGATAGGCCTTTAACATAAGGTATTTCTTCTTGTGAAAGTTAGGTCTTCGCACTATATCTATATAAACCTTATGAGAATTTATATTTCTACAGTTTAATTTATATCCAATGTCCTCTTCTATCAAAGGGATTTGTCTTTGTAGTGCATATAATTTCATATCGTTCTCCTATTTTAAATAATCGGGGCCGTATTTTCTCATTCCGAAGATTTCATAACCATCGAAGAGATTACCTCTTGGTGCATTCAACGCAGGTGTTCCCCACCCAGCAGCTTTTAACACGTCACCACTTCTAAAGGTAATTCCAGTCAACCCTTTTTTGAATTCTTTTTTATTAATGAAACCCCAAACAGAACGTTGGTTTCCACTGTTTTGTATAACTTTGATATACTTACGTCCACGAGTTTCATATTCATATGAATACTCAGTAAGTGTTGGATATTGTTTTAAGTGTTCCTTTAACAAGTCTTCACAAAGTTTATCACATAGTTGTAATAACTCTTGTTCGTTGTTAACTTCGTTTACTAATTCAGACAATTTCATAATTTCTCCTTTTGTTTTATTTCTCATCATGTATATAATAACAAAAAGTGAGGGTCATTGTCAAGTCTTACAGACCTAATTTTTCCCTTAATTTATCTATAAAACCTCCGTCTTCCCAAAACATTGGTTTGTTCATATGTGTTCCTACGTATAACATAGACACCATCATGAATCCTAAGAATATAAAAAATATTGTTTCCATACTATCTCCTAAAAAGTGGCGGTCTGTAGGGGAATCGAACCCCTCTCTTCGCCGTGACAGGGCGACATACTCACCGATATACTAACAGACCGAATAAAAAGGGAGGGGTGGTTCGCACACATCAAATCTAATATTAATGCTTGTGGATTTTGTGATACTTGAACCATTATCCCTTCCCCGAGTCTTACGACCCTAAAACAAATCCTCAATTGGTATTGGAGGGTGTTCTAATCCATACTTGTCTAAGTAATTGTAAACAACCTTCGTTTCATTGTCATTGAGGTCTTCAAAACTTTTAAAATTTGACCATGTCGTTCCTAGTGTCACCAACTTATTACCAGCAGTGACAGCTGCATTCCAAAGTAAATCGTCCTTTGGATATATCTCATTCTTCTCTGCAAGTGTAATTAGGTTCCGACCCATTCTCACGATTTTCTCTTCGTGCTTCTCATATATACTTTGCATGATTAGAATCCACTAGTATGACATGCATATTCAGTAGAACAATTTACTGTTCCACATACACATTCGTTTTTCTCTGCTCTCTCCTCTGCTTTTGCAAGTTCGATAGCATTGTCTTCTGCATAAGACTCTAAGTCTTCTTTTGTTATTTCATAGTTCATAATTTACTCCTTAAATTGGCAGGGTGTAGGAGAATCGAACTCCTGTTGCATGGATGAAAACCATGTGTCCTAACCACTAGACGAACACCCCGTGTTGAATGGACAACAACAACCCTTTGGAATCTCCGCTGGGTATGTTGTTGTTTATTCTCATTACTATATTAGTATACGAAAAAGTGTTAGTCATTGTCAACTACTTTTATGGATTATTTTTAAAAAACTCTTCCCAAACTTGTCTTGGATAAACTCCGTCAAGTTCCATTTTTCCACCACTTAATTCTTCTACTAATTTAGAAGGATTGTGAAAACCAAAGATATTACACCTGTTAGTTTTTACTGGGTTATGGTAATAGACTTCATTAAGAAGTGTCATAGTGTTATCTTCGTCTGAGATAAAAGTCTGAAACTTATCTCTTAGAAATTTTAACTCACTGGTTGGGTCGGGTGTTCCAAAGTGAATAATCATATTCCAACTAATTAGACTAGGGTCAATTGCACCCTCTAATTTACTATCCCAATCTCTTACGGCTTGTCCGTATTGAACACCAAAACCATATAGAACTTTATCAAAGTTTACACCATATGCAATCCATCTACTAACTGCATTGTCCTCATACATATTTGATTTATCTCTCAATACGTCTAAGAGGTGAATACCTTTCTTAACAGTTGAGAGTGTTTTCTGACCAGTTATTGATTCTGTAAGTTCAATAATCAATGAAGAAATTTCTCCTTTTTTAGAAGAGTTGTATCTTTTATTTGCAATGAAACTGATTCTATCTCCAATTTCTTTTCCAAACTTTTCTTTATCTTTTTGAGTTGGATTTCTTGGTAATGCAATTTCTCTTTCTTCAACTAACTGTCTGATAATCTCAACCACGTCTTCCCATGATATAGGGTCTACAGTTAAATCAAGTGAATTAAGTCTTCCACCGATTTGAATTAACTTAGCCATAGAGAAGTTCTTAGTTGCACGGAACTTATGAACGATTCTATTTTCTACGTTAGTTTCATTTAATAAAATAGTATTGTTAGTGTTTCCACCAAAGACACATACTGGAATATCATTTTCGTCATAGACTACGTGTAGACATTTTCCTCTCAAATCAAAACCACTATTTTTCATGTCTTGTTTAATAGTGTTGTATTTTGAGTTGGAAGATTTCCTAAACTTCTGTTTCATTAACTTAGTTTGTTTATTGTTAATGACAACAGATTCCTCAAGGATTGTATCCTCGTATTCTATACCCATGTCGGGGAAAACGAAAAACTCGGGGTGAGTTGTTTTATTGAAAACGGACTTATGTAAGTCCAAGTGTGATTCCGTAAATTCGACTAGATTACTCAAGTCTACTTTATACGGATTTGTTATATTATGTATAACCATAATTATCTCCGTTATGTATTCGACTACAATGTCTCATACGTTTGTTATGTCTCAATCAATAAGAACTACAATGTTTTTATTGACGACATAGTATATATTATACACTAACCTCTAAGATATGTCTAGAGGGTTTTTTGAATTTCATCTAACTCTTGGATTTTCTTATTGATAATGTCAACTCGATTAGGCCAGTAGATGTAATCTTTGTCTGAGTCTTTTGCAAGGTTCTCTAACAAAGGTCTAATAAAGTTATCTAAGTTATTGATAACTTCAGTAGCAGTTGTGGTCTTCTCTACAATCTTTGTATCGACAGAGGCAAGTTCCTCTGCGTCCATTGCAGTAAAACCGAAATCGTTGTATTCTATACTCATAGTATTATTTATACTTCTTGATTAGGATACCTTATGTATCTTTCTAATTCTTTTAAATCTTGTTTATCACTTTGAACTTCACTATAGTTTGCTCTATGTTGCATTGTTATTTCGGGAAACTCTACAGAAGGATATGCAGTGATTAACTTGAACACTAAGTGTGCAATATCATTCTTTGCAAGACTAGGAAGTTCGTCATGGTCAATCAATCCTAAGTTCAGTGTAGTCATTTTATATTTCTTTTTAGAGTTGTAAGTTAGATTATTTGCAAGGTGATTGAGTTGTGCTTTCTCACTTGCATAGACATAACCTTTAGATATGTTTGGTTGACTTGCACGACTAGAGAAGTTGATAATCATTTTACTTCCTTCGTCTTTCCAAGCTTCATGTGCAATTGATAGAATCTTTGTTTGGTCTTGGTGTGCAAAATTTATCAATACGTCACAAGGACTATGTCCATTGAATATCCAACAGTTCTTTCCGTTTGCAGTTATGTCCTCACAACGAATTGACGTGACTGTATGGGTTTGACCAGCAGTTGGAGTTGCTTCTATAACGTCTTTGATTGTTTTTGCAAGACCACTACTTCCTGTTATTGCTATTCTCATAATATTTTCTCACTATATCGAAAGAGGGTTTCCCAAAGAGTGACCCGTCTACACTACACTTATTACAAGGAGATTGACTTCTATCTCCCTTCATTAATTTCTTTCTAATCTTTGTCATAGGTTTAGAGAACCATACGTCATGTAAAGACATAGTCAATAGATTACCTACAACGTGTTCTCTTCCCCAATCATTACTACAGAAGAGAACGTCACCATTCCAATCAACAAACATTTTATAGAATGGATAGTGACATGGTTTACCTTTTAGATTTTCTATAGTATCGTCTTCAACACCAATCCAATCAATAACACCACTTCTATTATTTAGTATCAATCCATGTTTTTCAAAATCACCCCAATGCATTCTGAATTTATATTGGTCTTCTCTTATACGTGCTTCTGACAACATAGTGTCGAAGTGTTCCATTTGTTCGGGGCCGTCATACAGATTGATATACAACTGGTCGAGTCCACTACGAAAAAGTTTCTTGAGATATTCTACGTCTAACTTATCACCATTCGTATTACACTCTAGTGTTGCTTGTGGTAATTCTACGTGGAATGCTTTTACAATTTCTGCAAAGTTTGGATTCAATAAGTTCTCACCGAATCCACTAAAAGATATTTTACCTTGGTATCCATTGTCTGCTAATTCTTCTGCAATGGTTTCAGCACCCTTAATTGTAAGGTGGAGATTCCTGTTGGGAAATACTGCTGGGTCATGTCTTGGACAAAAGACACATGTCCGATTGCACAACTCAGTAGTATTAATTTCAATTGTAAGAATTGAGTCAAGGGGTTTATCACCTCTTACTTCGTTGAAGTGTTTCTGTTCCTGTTCTCTCCTATGTTCAAGAAAATCGAACTGGTCAACTGCTGTAATTGGGATATTTCTTTGTTCCATGGTTTAACAGATTGAAACCTTGAGGTGTCTCTCTGTTCCTGTAGCTTTTTCACTTTGGTATTCATAACGAATTTTATCTCCTATTTTAAAATTGCAATAATCGTTGGGAAGTCTTATAAACTTTGAACAAGTTAAATCGTCAAGTTCTACACTCTTTGGATTTCCGTCAACTTTATAATAATATGTAGGGGTTTTAAGAAGGTTGGGTTTGTCTAGTGTAAGACATGATATGAAAAGATTATCGTCTTCCCAATAAACATTGATTTCGTCTTCGTATAAAAATCCAATCTTCATGCAATAGACATAAGGGATATCTAAACGTATCCCTTCTTCTATATTGTAAATTGGACTATAAGGGGTTAATGAAAAGACTTCTGAGTCTTTAGAAATAACCTCCGTCTCTCCTATCATCATCGTCTTCTTCACCTTTAGTGGTTTCAGTTGCACTTATAAATTCATCTGATTCTTGAAGAGATTCGATAAGTGATTCAGTTTGCACTGCAATCGATTCAATCATTTCTTCTTTAGTGTCATTGGTTGACACTTCAAAGTTTAGACCTTCTGCAGTTTCTTTGATTTTCTTTTTAGTCATTCCCCTTAGTTCGTCTGCACTTGGGATAACTAATTCGTCAAACTCTTCTTCCTCTTCAACCTTTGCATCGTCAATCTTCTTCTGAACAGCTTCTATCATTTCTTCTTCTGAAGCATAAGTGTTAATCTTCTGTTCTTCTTTGATTGGTGCTTCGATTGTATCACCACTTGTTAGAGGTCTAACATTTGTTTTAGTAATTGGAATACTTGCTGGTTTAGCATATGTTGGTTCAGTCTTTACGTCTTCTTCTGCAACCTTTAATTCTGCACCACCATCTTCAGTTGGTGTTTCTACTAGTTCTTCTTCGACTCTATCAACTTCTGCATAGAAGTCTTCAATACCTTTTGCATCTTCGGGAACTGGTAATTCGATAGTAATAGTTTCGTCTTCTATTGGTAAATCAAATCCGTCTTCTTCTGTAGACTCATTACCGAATACCATTTCTTCGTCTGCAACTTCTGTTTCAGATTGTTCTTCCCACTCTGAGAATGCTTCTTTTGTTTCTTCAACTTTAGATTGCAACTCTTCGTCTGCAGTAAATGGAACTGTAGTTTCTGATTGAGGAACGTATCCGTCTGAAATTGATTGAACTTCTGCAACACTTGGTTCAGATTGTTCTACTGGTTCTTCGGGATTAAGGAGTCTAGCCATTTGAAATGCTTTAGACGTTTGTTTTGGTTCTCCTTGTTTACCCTTTTGGACTTTAGTTTCGGGTATGGACACTCCATGTTCTTGTGCAAGTCGAGCAGCTTCTTCTGCAGACAATTCTACAAATCCGTCTTGATTAAGTTGTCCTTCTTTGACACCAATCACTCCGTCATTATTTAAGTCAACATTGATACCATGTGAAGCAAGGATTGCTTCTAGTTGTGCAACTTTAAGTTCTGCATCTTTTCTTTGTTTACGTTGGTCACGAATCTTATCAGTCAATACAGCTTTGTCTGCTTCAATCTGAGCTTCTTTTGCAAGTCTGTCTGCTTCTTGAAGTTCAACTAATTGTTGTTGTGCAACTTGAACTGCTTGATTGTAATCTGTTAATCCTTTATCGATTTCATCTCTTACTGCAATCACAGCGTCGAGTTCTTCAATCTTAATAAGACCACTCTTTAAATGTAATTGTAATAACGTAGAAACAGCACTTGCAGATTGAGGATTAATTCCTATCTGATAGTTTGCGATACGTTGTTGAACTTTTTGTAGTTCTGTTAATTCGGGAACAACTTGTTCACTTGCGAATTCTGATTTCACTTCATTTACCATATTTAAAATACTCCATGGAGTCCTACTCGACTAGAAAGTTTTACACATTGGAAAGAATTAAAAACTTTCCTAATTAATATGTATAGTCTCTGAGGACATTAATATTTATTTATTTTATGTGTTCGGGAAAGGCCTTTTGTGCAATATCTTTAGTGATATTTTTAAAGGGCCAAACCTTATCTTTTATTAAATCCATTAACTCTGCTTCTTTAGCAGGTATCCCTTCTAACAGTTGAATCCACATTGTCTCTCTACGAGTTGGTGCAACTTCTTCTGTCACAAAGTATTTGAATAACCTTACTTCAAATCTAAGACTTGTTTGTGCAAGGTCTGACGCAGGTGCATCGTCTTGATTGTAAGGTGTCTTACCTTCGGGTAGTGTAGACTTAATATTGTCGTCAAATACCCATTGCAATAAAAATCTTACTGCACCATTTCTGTCATTAAACACTCTAAGACCATTGACTGCATTGTCTTCGTTTTCTTGTGCAACTATATTAGCTTGACAAAAAATCTCATACACGTCTGCATCTTTGGTTAACTCTTTTCTTTCAGTAATGAGTTCTATCTTAGGTTTATTGGGAGCACCCTTAGGTCTACCCCTTCCTCTTTTTTTTGTTTCCGTCATAACGAAAAATCTCCTACATTGTCTAACAACTCATTTAATCTATGAGTCCTTAGGTAATCAAACACTTTACCTCTTACTGGTTCGGTGTTTTCAAATTCACTTAAAATTCTATCTTCAATATCCTTAGGGATAAAATCGAAATCAATTAATGTTTGATTTCTTAGATAGTTCCGATAGTATTTATCGTCATTTTCAATCGATATTCTGAGATACTTATCTTTGATTGGTTTACGTAATGGTGTCTGTCTAATACCTTCGACCATACAATCGTCACTGGATAAGATATTAGGAATCCCGTCTGACTTATCCCCAGTGAGGATATGTTCCTTTAGGAATAAGGACGGGTCTTGACATACGACTTGTTTGTTTAGGTTTGGTGACCATTGTATTACATTTTCTAATGATTGTAATTGTTGGAAGTCTTTATCACCACTGATTATAAGTATGTCTTCCTTTATATGTTTTGATAATACTGCAATGATATCGTCTGCTTCACACCTCTCAACATACATGTATCTATATGGGAAGTTATCTCTGAGTTCGTCTTTAATAACTTGAAGTGTATTAAAGATTACACCCCAGTCTTTATCGTCTTCGTCTCTGAGTTTCTTTCTGTTTGCTTTGTAGTTAGGAAAGAACTCTCTTCTCCATGGGTTAGCAGCGTCCGTGCAAAGAACTATTTCTCCATAGTCACCAGCATATTTCTTTTGATAATTCCGAATGGAATTAATAATCATTGGTCTAAGTTTGTCTTCACTTAGTTGTCCGTCATTCAACTTGAGTTGAACCATCAGACCAGCAATTATGGTCTGAGTAAAATCTATAAGTATCATTTAATCACTTTTATTAATAATGTATTTTTGGTCAACAAATCGTTTCCGTCTTTTAGTTTAGAACGAGGTATCTCGTCTATAAAGTTTTTTGCAATTATATTACCACCTCTATACAGTCTATCAAGAAGTTTCTCATCTGTCAAGGTCTTTTCTTGACATGAATCATAATCAATGATTCGAGAACCTTTTACGGATAGACCACCAAAGGTATCGAACTTAGTTAACTTCTTAGACGAAGTGTTATAAGTGAACAAGGTTCTTGCACGTATGATTTCTTCGGGGTCAACAGATTGGAATGACTTATACTTTGGTAAGTATGGAAGTTTCCTTACTAACTGTTTAGGTGTTTTGATTCTTGGTTTTCTAATAGGTTTATATTCGTCTACATATTTTTCAATATCAGATTCAAAACCTTTAAGTGTCTTAACAACTTTTTTCTTTTGTGGTGCAGTTAGAAAGTTATAAGCTTCGTCTAACTGTTCACAACCTTCTTTGTTTTCTAACTCATAAACTATTTCTTCAGTAAATCCTTTCATATAATTTACTACACGTCCACTGAAGTCTAATTGTTTGAGATACTTATACATAGAAAAGTTTGTTGACTTCTTTTCCATTAAGTAATCTATCTGAGCCTCAACTTCTACCAAGGCAAGTTCTGCCTTGTTTTGCATACGTTCTTGAATTGTTGGTTTTGTATTCATAAAACAAAGTATAACAAAAAGTTTAAGTCACTGTCAAGCTAGTCCTCTTCAGAAGTATCGTGTTTGTTTGTCAATAGGAATTTCCTAGACGGGTTAATCATTAAGTTTGCACGATTCATAAAATCTCTATTTGCAAGAAAAGGGATTTTACCTCTTTGGTCTAAACTGACTTCCTGTTCATATATAGTATTTAAGAAGTTTAACTCACACATTACAACTGGTCTTGTCTCAGCTGGTTTGATTAATGTAAGTTCTCTGACCAAAGGTTTCTTATACTTTTTACCATTCCTTTCAAAGTGAACAACCTTTCCTTTAACCTCATAAGAGTCTGCGTGAAGGGCACAAGCGTTTGCACTGTTCCCAGTGTCTAGCTTAACAGTCATCGTCTCACCATCGACCTCTATGGTCTCGAGAACACCACATTCAGTTGCACTCTTCTTCCAAATATTTCTATCGAAGTAATCGTCTATGATTGTCTCACAAACTTCTTCACCAAGTGCTTCTGAGATTCCTTGTGACCCAGGCGACTGGTTGACCTCTAAAATAAAAGGTGCATCTTTGTCTCTGTTATCAGCAGGAATAAAGTCAACACCAACCCATTGACCATTTACTGATTTTGCAGCGATAAGACATGTTTCTTTTTCTAAATCTGTTAGTTCTATTTCTTCTGCTTCTGCACCTTGTGAAATATTAGAACGGAAGTCGTCAATGATTTTCTTACGTTTCATTGCACCGATAATTCTTTTATTGTTTATCATAACACGGACATCATATTCCATGTCGATATATTCCTGTAAAAGGATATCACAATTAGGGTCAATCTTATACACTAGACTCACTGTAGACTGCAGAGAACGTTCCGTTTCAACAAGCAATACACCAACCCCTTTTGCACCTTGAAGTGTCTTTAGAACCATTGGGAATTCGTTGTCGAGTCTTTCAGCAGCTAAGTCTACAGTCTCGGGGTCTTCGTTTGGAACCAAAACTGTTCGAGGTTGGTTCATTCCGATTTCCTGTAATCTCAAATACGTTCTAAACTTATCTGCACATACTTCGATACACTCCCTTGAATTGACTACAGGGAATCCGTATCTTTCTATTTGTGAAATTAAATCTAAGTATGAATCTTTAGTTGTGACTGCACCACGAACCATAACAAGTGTATCTGCATCTAATTCAAAACCTTTCTTATCGTCTTGGTTATGAATTGTGATAACACCATTGTCGTCACGTTCAATATATGCACCATTCACTTTAACACTATACACTTCACAACCACGTTCTTTTGCAATGTTATAAAGTTTACTTGAAGTTGAACTGGGTTTCTTTACTACGGGTTTATCGGCATTCTTCTTTGTCCTTTTCACCATGCGACGTTCTGCAATGACAACCAAACGATATGGTTTATCATTAGTCTTCTCTTCCGAGATTAACTCATTGAACGATAACATTCTTTTATTCCTCATGTTTAATTAACTGAACAAATTTTTCTGCGTCCATAACCACTAAAGGTTTATGACGATTCCTTTTTATTACTACAAGGGGTTCATACCCTTTGCAATTTTCAGAAGCTTGTTCGTATGCTTTCCATACATTTACTGCTTCTTGATTCTTACATTCTACACTAAAAGGAAATAACTGTCTAGATTGTTTTCCAAGAATAATGTCCTCACCTTGAGAACCCATAGGTCTTGATTCTATATCTTCAGAATCTAATCCTAGTGTTTCGACTAGAACGTTTGCAAACCACTGTTGTAGTTTACGACCTTTAGCTTTTGCTGATGATGTTTTCATTAAATTGCACACTCACTCCACAACCACAACTGGATTGTTCATTTGGATTTATAAATTTAAAAAATTCATTTAATCCTTCTTTAATATAATCTAGTGTCATACCTTCTAAAAAAGGTTGACTGTTCTTATCTATAAGAAAAGAAAACTTACCATAGTCTATGACTTCGTCTCCGTCTTTTATAGTATCTTCTGCAAAAACATACTCAAATCCAGCACAACCACCACCAGTCACACCAAGTCTTACTGACTTAACATTTCTTTCTAATAGTTTTTGTATTGCAATGTCCGAAACTTCTATCATAGAAGTATTTATACAATTAGCTTAAGTCTTGAGGTGGGTAATTTGTTCTCTTGTCTTTACACAACTCGTAAGGAATTGCAATCTCTTGGTCTTCGGGGATATATAAATGATTTATCTCAGAACGATTACATGTATCGATTGCATCAAAGATATTCTCTACCAGTGCTTCACCACCTAGATTAAATGAAGTGTTAAAGATAATTGGTGTCCCAGTGATTTCACCAAACTTTTTAATTAAATCGTAATAGTTTTTATTCTGTTCACGATTGACTGTTTGAATTCTACAGGTTCCGTCTGCATGAACCAAACTAGGAATCTCGTCATATGCTTTTTGTTTCGCTTGAATTGCAAAAGACATATTCGGTGAAGACTTGAGTTGCAACATTTCAAAATATTCATGTGCATGTTCTTCTAAGATACTTCCTGCGAATGGACGATAGTCTTCTCTACGTTTGACTGAGTTAACAATTTGTTTTGCATGAGAATTACGTGGGTCAAATAATATACTACGATTACCTAATGCACGAGGCCCCCACTCTGACTGACCTTGAAAGATTGCAACAATTTGTCTGTTGTCAATCAGTTCATGCAAAACGTCATCTAAATTTCTATGTATTCTCGTTATTATCATTATTTTTACTCACTATATCTTTATTCTTAAATAACAGGTCAAGGTGAACACACGCACCAAACGCAGTTCCCCCGTCATGTGGAATTGGGTCAACAAAAAATTGGTGGTCGGGGAAGACACTTAAATATTTGTAATTGTTTGTGCAATTCAACGCATACCCACCACTTAATACTATGTTCTTACAGTCGGGATTTAAATCGATTGCTTTTTGTATGGTCTTACAAGTGTTATCGAATGCATGAAGTTCTAACTCTTGTGCATACGCAAAATTATTAAAGTTTCGTTTCGGTGCTGGTTGCACAACACCATAACTTGCCATACCCATTACTTTACCTGCGGCACGTCCTAGGTGGTCACACCCAAGTGCATGGGATAGGTTAGAGAAGTCCATACCATTACTTGGTCTAGAAGTGTATTCGTATTCTATTCCGTTCTTGACTTCGATTACATTCTCACCTTCATAATCCAATGACCCGTGTTGTTGATTCGGGAAACCATTGTTATGGTGATTACCTAACGCTCGGTGATTAGAACTTAATACCCATTGACGTTCTGCAAACTCACCTTTACGCATTCTATAAATGGATTCAATCTCTTGATAAGACCGCCAGTTCTCCCAGTCTAACCTTGCACCACCTCCGTCCATGGTGATTGCAATACAGTCTTCATTGTCTTGGTAATAAGGACTGAGGTGATAACCACAATAGGCGTGAAACAGGTGGTGTTCATACCAAAAATAATATGAGTGGATTGGTTCTCCGTTAACTTCGAACTGACTTGCAAACCCGTCATGAATTCCTTTCTCTTCGATAATACCACCGACACCACTGTCTGCAATATAATCACTGTATTTTTTTACGAGTTCTTGTTCACGTGCATTGTTAAGTGGTTCTGCACGTATCCAGTCTGCAATTTCGATTGAGACCATACGATTCTCTAAGAGTTTATCTACCTTCCAATCTATGTTGAAACTACGTCTATCAAAACTTGCAAAGACTAATTCATCAGGTCGTTGCACACCACCTTTATAGATTGCAGACAACACGTCATGGTGTTGGTCGTCATTTTGTTTGTAATGGGGTGACCAATATTTGTGTCTTCTGAAGCGGTCTTCTTCATACATGAAATCGAGTGTTTGGGTTTCGGTATCATACTGACACACGGAAGTGTCATGACTGGAATTTATTCCCACAATTTTCATATTAAATCCTGTTCTTTATTTTAATTTTTTCTTTATCTGTTCTGCTTCTGCAATTTTACCGACAAAGTCTTTCGTTTTATTTAGGTCAACCAAATCTTGGTCTAACATGTCCTCAAACATTTGACCACGACCATACTTGACACCACTGGCCCATGAGAAATAAACACAACTGGCAATAAACACCACGTGCAATAAAATTAATTCAGTTGACATTATATTATATAGTCCTCGGGTTCTTCTATTTTTTCTTTTCTTCTATTTGTTTGCCATTCTTCATAATAACGAAGCACACCTTCTTTGAATAT